CCTGGTATGACTTCCTGGTGCAAGAACCCCCGCCCAACCTGGACTATATCCACCAGCCAGGCGGCCTGACGCCCGAAGCCACGTGGATTGAGCATCTACCCAAAGAGTATTATGAAAACCTTATGCAGGGGCATGACACTGCCTGGGTAGACATTCATGTCCATAGTCAATGGGGCGAGTCCCTTATTGGCCAGCCGGTATATAGAAATTCCTTTGTACAAGATTTTCATGTTGCAAAAGAACCACTTAGACCAATACCTGGACATCCTCTACTAATTGGCTGTGACTTCGCAAGGTGGCCGGCAGCAGTCATCTGCCAGGTCGATAATGTCGGTAGGTTATTGGTTTTACAGGAATTAGAGATGGAAAATACTGGCGTTGAGCGTTTTTGTCAGCAAGCCCTACTGCCAATGCTTAATACACAGCGGTTTGGCCGATTCAGTTCCTTCCTGGTTGGAGACCCATCCGGGCGTAGTAAATCCCAGATTGGCGAAGAATCCGTCTTTGATATGCTTAAGCGCCTGGGGTTCGTGGCCCTACCAGCCTCAACGAATGATATTCAACCCAGATTGCGGGCAGTTGAAAAATGGCTTGTACAACAACGAGATGGCAAGCCCGCCCTGTTGGTTGACCCCATAGCTTGTCCCAAGCTCCTAAAAGGTTTTCGCGGGGAGTACCGGTTCAAATTACTCCGGGATGGGTCAATGGAAGTCAAACCGGATAAGAAAAATAGACCTTACGCTGACCTGCATGATGCGCTACAGTATGCGTGTCTTGGGACAGCAGACAACATTCGCGGCAAATACATGCGCCGTGGGATGAACAGACGAACAGCCCAGCCTTTTTCGGCAGCTGCTTGGACATAGTTGACAAGACCCTACTTTCTATACGAGAATCCAACGTATGGACGGTTCCCTGCTGCGTGTAGTACCCGAAGGACGGCTTCAAGACCAAGAGGCAGAGCAAGCTGTCGCTGATAATAAAGCAGCCATGCCATATAGTGACATGAATCAACTGGCTGCCCATATACGTACAAGATGGGATATATTCCGTAGATACCGCACCGAAGTCCTCACTACCGCCACCTCTGGCACCACATTTAATACTGATGAAAACGCCAACACGTTAAACAATCGTTTACTAAAAGCGTTGCGTGCCTACCAGGGTGAATACTCCCCACAAAAAATAGCTGAGATTGCTAAGTTTGGTGGCTCCAGGGTATATGCAAAAATAACTACGGTGAAGTGTCGTGGTGCAACAGCCATGCTACGAGATATTTTTATTAATGGTGTAAGGACATGGGACGTAGAGGCTACACCAGAGCCAGTAGTACCAGATGAAATCCAGGGGAATATTGATGAGCTGGTAATGATGGAAGCCCAGCACATGCAGTCCGCCGGCCAACCAGTTGATGACATAGCATTGTCAGAAAGGAAACAACAACTAGAAGAAGCAGCAAAACAAGCTGCGCTAAAACAGGCTGACAAGGAAGCAAAAGAGGCCACAGAATTACTGGACGATTATCTTGTAGAGGGTGGATTCTACGAAGCCCTTGGTGAATTCCTTATTGATCTTCCCATTTTTTATATCGCGTGCATGAAAGGCCCGGTTGTAAAAATGTCCAAGGAGTTGAAGTGGGTAGGTTCCGAGATGACATCTACCATGGTGCCAAAGATGTTCTGGCAACGAGTATCGCCATTTGATATTTACTGGACACCAGGCGCATGTCGCGTCGAAGATGCGGAGATGATTGAAAAGGTACGCTTTACAAGAGCTGACCTTAATGCACTGATAGGAATACCAGGCTATGACGAGACTGCTATTCGTGCAGTATTGGAAAAATATAAAGACGGATATAAAGAATACCCGGACGAATTTGAAAGTGAACGTGCAGACCTTGAATCACGTGAAGACTTTCATACAAACCAGAGTGGGCTTATTGAAGGGCTTGAGTACCATGGCTCTGTACAAGGCCAATCGCTTATTGATGCCGGATTCCCCTCTGATAATATTGTAGACCCTACACTTGATTATACTGTCGTAGTTTGGCAAATAGCTGAGTATGTAATCAAAGCGCAGCTAAATCCTAATCCCCGCGAACGCCACGGCTATTATATAAGTAGCTTTGAAAAAGTACCTGGGTCAATTCCGGGTAATGGTGTACCAGACATCATTGATGATGCACAGAGTGTTGCAAATGCTTCGCTACGTTCACTTGTTAATAATATGTCCATAGCATCAGGCCCACAGGTTGCGGTCAACGAAGACAGACTCGGGCCAAATACTGACCCAGATTCGTTATACCCATGGAAACGGTGGAGATTTGAAGACGACCCATCAGGTAGTCAGACTCCCCCTATATCATTTTTTCAGCCGCAGTCTAATGCTACAGAATTAATGGCTGTGTTTAACCAGATGACAACTTTGGCAGATGAGACTTCTGCTATACCACGATATCTGACTGGTGGTAGTAATGTAGGTGGTGCCGCGAAGACAGCTTCTGGGCTATCAATGCTCATGAACAATGCATCTAAAGTCCTGCAAAACATTGCTGCCCAGATTGACACTGATGTATTCGCTCCCATCCTTCAAGACCTGTACGATTTCATCATGCTTACTGATGACACCGGCATGTTGACGGGTGATGAGAATATACGTGTTCGCGGTGTAACAGTAGCCATCCAGAAGGAACAGGACAGGATGCGGAAACTGGAATTCCTCCAGATGACTGGTAATCCTATTGACTCACAAATTGTTGGTGTTAAGGGCCGCGCAGCTATCCTACGGGATGTTGCAAACGATCTGGGTATGCCTGGTGAGAAGATTATTCCTTCTGAAACAGAACTTGATGCTAGAGAAAAAGCTGTAGCTATGGCAAATCAGGGGTCAGCAAATACGCCGGCTCCGTCAGAAAATCCGAATCCCGGTGAGGAAACGGATAATAACTTCAGGACTAACGCTTAGGAGAATTATTATGAAAGGTTTCGGACATGGCTCAAGCCAGAGTTACCCGCCCAAGATGGGCTACAAGAACGGCAAAGCGCCAAATGACAATGCCAACGCCAGTAACGGTGTAATTACCGGCCATGGTAGCGGTGATAGTTACCCTAATGGTGCTTCCGGTAGTAATTGGCCTGCACCTAACAATCATGCTACTGCTACTGATGGCCAGACAACCGGTCATCCGTCACAGAAGACGACATACCCAAGTAAGGGTGGCGGTGGCGGCAAGCAGTATATTCCAAAAGGCGGTAATATGCTTTGAAACTTGTTCCTGCACAGCTAGAGGCAGTAGCTACCCTTCAACAGGGTAATAGGGACTTTGCAGTCTTTATGAAAGCTATTGCCGATCACTGTTCAGAAATAAATGAGCGTCATATCAAAAGCCCGGAAAGTAGTGAGTATATACGAGGACAAGTCTTCGCATTCTCGGACATTCTGGAGACAGTGAATGGCGCTAGTGAAAAAATTAAACGGCTACAACAGCCGAAAACCTAGGAGAATACAATGTCAGCTCTCCCCAAAGAAGTGCGTAAGAAAATTCGGCAAGCGGAGAAAGCCCATGCAACAGTTTATGGAACAGGTGAAACGCCTGCTGAGGAAATTACGCCTTCTGAAACCACTACCTCAGAAGAAAGTACAACGGAAAAAGTCACCAAAGACGCAGCCAACGAAAGCGCCAGTGAAAGCGGTACGGAATCCAAAACGGAAGAAGTGCCAGGTGAAAAAAGCTCCGAAGTAGCTTCTGAAGATAAGTGGGAGCATAAGTACAATGTATTGAACGGTAAGTACCGTGCAGAAGTACCACGGTTACAGACCCAGGTAAAAGAACTAGGTAATCATGTCAGTTCACTACAAGGATTGATTTCAACGCTTGAAAAAGCCAAGCCAGTCGAGGCAGAAACATCCCCTCTGACAGCTACCAGGCTGCTCAAAGACGACGAGATTGTAGACTATGGTGAAGATATGATTAGCGTGGTAAAGCGTGCAGCCCGTGAGGAAATTGCACCAGAGTTAGACAGGCTCACTGCTGAAAATGTAGAGCTGAAGAAAATGGTAGGTCGTGTTAACGAGACTACCGAAACCACAGCAAGACAAGCAGTCTATACTACCTTGGATATCGAGGTACCAGACTGGCGTAAGCTAAATTCAGATGAAGGGTTCATCGCATGGCTGGACACGCTTGATGCGTATACCAATAAAATGCGTAGAGACCTGCTGAACGAAGCCCTTGAAGCCAATGATGCCGCCCGTGTCATTGTGTTCTTCGAGGGCTACCTAAAAGAAAACGCTACGGTTAGTACTCCAGCAGAGGAGACACCCACTGAAAAGCCAAGAAAGGCTAGTGTGGATATGGCATCTCTTGCAGCACCTGGTAAGCCCAGGAGCGGAGGAACAGCGAGCACTCAGGAAGGTAAGCAAACCTGGCGGCAAGCGGAAATATCCGCGTTCTATGCAGACGTTCGGAAGGGGGCGTTTAAAAACAACCCCGAGGAAAAAGTTAAGATTGAACAAAGCATAATGAACGCCGTGAAACATAACCAAATCGTTGCTTAACTAACTTGAGGGCTTAATCATGCCATATACAATTGCCACACCGTCGGGCACCCCCGACACGTTCCCCGCAGGTTCTGCTAACCCCAGTCCTGCGTATACGGGAACATTCATCCCTGAAATCTGGAGCGGAAAACTTATCGAAAAGTTTTACGATGCCACGGTTATCGGGGCCATTGCCAACACTGATTATGAAGGTGAGATTACTTCATTCGGTGACAAGGTAAACATTCGCACCAAGCCGGATGTAACCATCAAGGCTTACGAGGCTGACCAGACGCTTGAGTTTGAGCGCCCAAGTTCGGATATCGTAACGCTGAACATTGACAAGGGTTTCTATTTCAACACTATCCTTGACGATGTGATGGAAGTTCAGGCTGATTTGAATCTGATGAGCATGTGGTCTGATGACGCATCCGAGCAGATGAAGATCAAAATCGACACCGAAGTCCTGGCTTACATGCCAACTGAGGTTGATGCTGCTAACCAGGGTAATACTGCTGGTAAAATCAGTCAGAACCTCGCCCTCGGCGTAGTCGGTACTCCTCTGGAGATGGTGTCTCGTAACCCAGCAGCTTCTGAAACTGAAGTTGTTGACCTGATTGTGAAATATGGTCAGATTCTGGATGAGCAGAACATTCCAGAAAATGGTCGCTGGATTATTGTTCCGGCCTGGATGGCGGCAATGATTAAGCAATCAGAACTGCGCGATGCTTCGTTGACCGGTGATGGCCAGACGATGCTGCGTAATGGTCGCCTGGGTATGATTGACCGCTTCGAGCTGTATGCGTCAAACCTTCTGCCAGTTGATACTACTCCTGCTGGTGGAGATGCAACGCTGATAATGGCTGGTCACCGTCATGGTATGACGTTTGCTTCGCAGATGAGCAAGATGGAAACACTGCGTGGTGAGTCTACCTTCGGTACCATCATGCGTGGTTTGCAGGTATATGGCCGGAAGATGACAGATGGTATTTCTGTCTCGCTGGCGTATGCTCGTAAGTCAGAAGTGTAATTAAGGTGGGGGCTTCGGCCCCCGCTTTTTAGGGAGAACAGTATGAAGCGATGCCAACGAATAAAGGATGGAGTTCTTTATCCTCACACTGAAGCAAATGCTGCGCTTAGTATTATGCGGGTTGTGGAAGTTGATGAGGACGGGAATGTATCTAGTGTAATGCCGGACAGCGAACCAACGCCACCAGGATTTCCTGTAGCGGGGGCTGCTATACCCAGTGATTCAGTTGACGAGGTAGAAAACCTCAACAGTGACCTGGGTGTACCGGATGAGTCTAACGATACGTAATGCCTTTACCCAAGTTAGGCAGACTGTTCAGGATGTAGATGAGCCGTATAGGCATTCTGATGACAAGCTGTTTGGGTACTTCAATGATGCTTTAGGTGATATTCGCCGCCTGCGTCCTGATTTATTTATCGGGTCGCTTGATAGTACATGGGTCATTTATGATGACACCAACTTTGACGACCCCTTTCCCATAGACTTTACATATTTTACTACTGTAATTGACTATATGGCGTCAACTGTCGGTATAGAAGATGATGAGTTTGCTAATGATGGGCGGGCTATCACACTGTACCAACGCTTTGTAACCAAGCTAGTAGGTAAACTCGCATGAACTTTGTAGACATTTCAGTGTTCTACGATGAGGCTTCGTTGCGCCTGTCTGGCGCTCCTACATCTACATTACGCACCGAGCTTGAGGCTACGCTTCGGGAATTCTATGTTCGTTCTGCTGCATTCATTATAGAGACTGACAAAATAGACGTTGTAGCTAATCAAAAAACCTACAGTTTCAATCCCCAAGTACTGGGAGATATTCTACTTACCTATGCTGTGCAGATTTATGATGATTCTGATGAAGCCCCAATCCAGCAAAACTTTTCCGGTACATTAGTGCCTGGGGATATAAAATTAGCGCATAAGCCATCCAGTAATAAGACAGATGCTATGTCAGCCTGGGTAGCATTAAAGCCAAAATCATATGATGTCATCCCTGAAGGTACTATCACCTACGACTTTGATACCATCTTGGATGGGCTAACTGGTCGTATGTTTAATATGCCAGATAGGCCATGGTCAAATGCGCCGCAAGCCGCCTATTATTTACGCCGTTTTAGACAAGGCCAAGGCCAGGCCAGGGTGCGTACAAGGAGTCTATTTACCCGCGCAGATGCCGGCTGGAGATATCCGCCATGGTAATCGGTGGAATTAATTCTGTACCAGTAAACAGTACTTACCCTGTAAACGGGGAAAGCGTGCTTGTGATTGTGCAAGCTATAGGTGTTGGCGATGAAATCTGTATAGGGGCTAACCAGAATGATGTAACGGTGCCGAAAGAATATAATTCAGTATCAATACCAAATGGTAGCAAGGGCATAACTATATTTAGCGAGAACAAAGTTTCTGCTATTAAATATTCTCGGAGTGAGTGCTGATGTCCATCCTTAATAAATATATTCTCAAGTCTACTGAGCGTAAAAATTACACCATTAAATATGAGAAATGGTTAGAGACAGGTGAAAGTCTGAGTGGGGCTACTACTGTTGTATCTCCTGTTACAGCCCCGCCATTACAGGTTACCTCTATATTTAGCCCTACTACTAATGAAGTAACTGTGACTGTTGGTACTGGTGGGGTAGATGGAGAACTTTATGAAGTAGAAGTAAGCATTACCACAGACCAGAACCAGATAAAAATTGACTGTTTGCAGTTTGATATAAAGGATGATTGCTAATGCAACAGTTTGTTAACAATTATGATGAATTGGTAACCGGGATAGTAAGTCCTGGGGACTTGGTGATTCCTGTCTCTAGTGCAGCAGACCTACCGATTCTGTCTGTAGATAATTTTGTACTCCTGACTATTGAAATTACTGAAACAGGTATACGTGAAATTGTTAAGGCCACGGGTGTAGTAGGTAATGACATTACTGTGGTTCGTGCCCAAGAGGGTACTATCGCTGGTACGTTTCCTTCAGGAACTATAATTCAAGCCAGGGTAACCGCTGCTAGCCTTAGTGATTTACAAGGCATTGTGGGTTCCCTAAACGACCTTACAGACGTTAATAATAGTTCGCCATCAAGTCGTGATGTATTGGCATATGACGGTGTGGATAGCTATGACAACCGCCCTCTTGTTGAACTTGACATAAGTGATTTACAGGCATACCTAACAGATATTACTGGGCAGTCAGTAGGCGACCTTAATGATGTTAATAGTGTTACGCCTTCAGCCCGTGATGTATTGGCATATGACGGTGTGGATAGCTATGACAACCGCCCTCTTGTTGAACTTGACATAAGTGATTTACAGGCATACCTAACAGATATTACTGGGCAGTCAATAAAAAGTCTTTCTGATGTTTTGACATCAATGACCCCTTTAGAAGGTGATGCCCTAACATATTTATCTGGTGAGTGGAAAGCTCAAGCTGGAGGGGGTGGTACAGCATTTTGGGATACAGAGAAGATTAAACCACTCGATGAATCTATATTAAATAATGCAACTATTACTGTAGATTCCGATTTTACTATTGCCCTTGACGCTAGTTCAACGTATGAATTTGAACTCCTTACCTCATTTGACGCTGATAATAATTTCCCAGGTATGAAATACAGAGTAGATTACACAGGGACTGTAATTGAGGACACTGGAAATATAGACCTTCTCCACAAGAATACTGCGTCAACCGTGAACTCATACAGGTTAGGAAGTACCTTTACTATAGGATTTTTGTTTAATAACAGAGAGGCTGTCCGTATTAAGGGTATTCTCGAAACAGATACTGGTGGTGATTTAAGATACTCTTGGGCACAAGGCACTTTAGATGCAGTTTTTGGCACAAATCTATATAAAGGTTCATTGCTAAGAGTTAGGAAACTGATTTAATGCTTATATCACTAGACAGTTTCGGTGGGCAGATACCACGTATAGGTAGGGAACAGCTACCTAAGAACGCAGCACAAACTGCGAAGAACTGCTTACTATTGTCTGGTGAATTACGTGGACTACACCGTCATAGGGAAGTAAAAGACCTTACTGCTGTAGGCGGTGATATAGGTATGGCGTTTCGTGTCCACCAGCCCCCACTGCCAGATTACTGGAAAACATTTGTAGATAGGAATTCCTTTTTCATTAAAGGTCTGATAGTAAACGATGCTTGGGATAGGTATTACTGGACGAGCGAGGATGAATCGTTCCCTATGTACAATACCCTGGCGCGTCTGAATAGCAGTGACCCCGCATATAAATTAGGTGTACCACGTCCCGACAATACCCCTACTCTAGTGGCAGATGATACTGGAGTTGGTGATATATATAGCAGGGCGTATGGCTTCACCTTCGTAACAGAATATGGTGAAGAAGGCCCGCTATCAGAATTAATAGTAGCCAGTGGTAGGCCAGACGATGGCTGGACAATAGGCAATATGGATGTAGTAATGCCTGATGCCGGCCCCTACGCCACTATTACAAAGAATATATACCGTAGTGTTAGCGGTACTCTTGGGACAGCGTTGTTTCTTGTAGTTGAAGATATACCACTAGCACAAGCCACATACGTAGATTCAGAATCTGATGAAGTAATCGCACTTAACCGCCAGAGCGAGAGTGTGAACTGGTATCCACCACCTGTTGATTTAGAAGGTATCCTTACCCACCCAAATGGATTTGTTGTGGGGTTCTCAGGGCGTGATCTTTATTTCAGTGAGCCATATAGACCACATGCATACCCACCTGAGTATGTAGTTTCTACTGAACACAAAATTATAGGGCTAGGTATTTACGGCACATCTATTGCTGTAATGACAGAAGGCTTTCCAGCCGTTGCTAATGGTACCCACCCAGCAACTATGTCGCTCTCTAATAGCCAGTTCTCTGAACCATGCCTATCCAAGTTTAGTATTGTTAGTATGCCTTTTGGTGTGTACTACGCAGGGGCTAATGGGCTAATGCTTGTTAACCAGGCTGGTATAAACAACGCTACTGAGAGAATACTTACCAAGGACGAGTGGGAGCTTCAGTATTCCCCATCTACAATAGAGGCGGCTAGGTGGCAGGATTACTATATCGGTTTTTATTCAGCTGATGATGGCTTTATGTTTATGCCAACTGAACAGCAGGCATCATTTACAGAGATGGATAGATACTGGAGACAGGATGCTATCTTTACTGATGCTGAAACTAGCGAAGTATTATCTTTATTTGAAAAACGTGTATTTGAATGGAATCCACCAGATGGTATTCCACTAACCTATATATGGAAGTCAAAAGAATTTCGTACTCCTAGGCCAGTAAACTTTGGTGCCTATCGTATTTATTGGGATAAGAATATATTAACTCCAGCGGCAACTGGGGACATAATTACATATAATACTAATAGGATTAATGCTGGTGCATTGAACGTGTTCAATATGCATTCATTTAATAGTGGGGATATATATGATATAGACCCTACCTATATTGAAAACAGAATGCCGTTTGGTGGATCACCATTAATTGACACTACAGCAGGTACCCTGACTAATAATCTATTGTTACGAGTATTTGCAGATGGAGTATTAAAGTATACGAACTCAGTACTGAATGAGAAAATGATGCGGTTACCTTCAGGTTATAAGGCTGATCGCTGGGCATTTGAACTTGAGGGTAGTGTGGATGTACGCAACGTAGTTATAGCAGAGACATCCAAGGAGCTGGCCAATGCCTAGCTTAATCACACAAAAAGACCTTACTAAAAAAGTACCATATGCAGGTATACCGACTCCTGTTAAGGACTTGGATGCGCTATTCAACACTACCTTAGCCATGCAGGAAGTTCTTGAGACCCTTATACGCCAGCGCGGTAAGCTAGAGAATTCAGTACTTACTTATGGTGAGACTGAACGCATAATTGAAGGGGTGCGGTTTGATATTGCTAGAATTGAAAACATACTCAATATTGTTTATAAGGTAAGTATTGAGGAAGCTATAATGACTTTATCGACCACCACCGCGTTTGCAAATGGGGCAACAATCGCGCCTTACCAAACCAGTAAACCTATAGATTCCGAAGCAAGTGTTACGGAAGATTTAGTCGCGGGTACACTTACTATTGGTAAAGATGGATGGTATACAGTAAGTGGATATATACAAGCGACTGGCGCTTCATTCAATAATTATTATGGCGCTATTTTAGATATTAATGCAGGAGCAGACCCACATACTTTAGGGGTAAGTGAGTGGATAAATGGAACGCCTCAGATGGCTTTTTTTAGTGCGGTTGAAGCCGAATTTAGTGCTGGCGATGTAGTTAAGATTATAGCGTATAGCCAAAGCGGAAATTTAACTGTAACTGATGCTCACTTATCTATAGAGATGGAATCACTACCATAATTTTTAACAGGAGAGATAGACATGCCAAACCGTTCACAACGACACTTACGCGAAGTCCAGGGCTACGACAGTAATGACCGGCCTTACTATATTCCCGGCCCTGTATGGGATGGTACTGATGTTACAGATCAGGCTGATACTACAGCCGGGCCTATCACCCCTCTGGATATTAGTGGGGAATTCTCTACTACATCTGGCCAGGCCATGGAGTTTGATGCTGGAGCATTACCAACTGGGCTGGTGATAGACAGTGCTACAGGTATCATCTCTGGTACTCCAACAGCTACCGGTACTTTTGTTGTACGTGCATCAGCAAAAGACGGCTTCGGTGTAGCATACTCAAACCGGTTTGACTGGGTAATTACGTAATGCCTTATACCCCCGCACAATGTCGCAAGTTTGCTGTCATGGCATCGCGGGGGCAAAAGGTACCTGCTGACTGGAAGAAACACTGTAAGAAACGCAAGCCGAAGGTTAAGAGGAAACGGTAATGACACAGCTATACACTAACAATGCCAGTACATTACTGGCCGGTGATATAACCGATTTAGATACTATATTTAATGTAGATGCTGGTACGGGTGCGCGGTTTCCTAACCCAGGTGGGGGTGAGTTCTTCATGGTGTCTCTGGAGAATACTGCTGGGGAGCAAGAAATCTGTACTTGCACCGACAGAGCTGCTGACCAGTTCACTGTAGTTCGTGGGGCTGAAGGGACTACGCCAGTTGCATTCCTTACTGGGTCTCGTGTTGAGTGCCGTTTAACTGCCGGCTCAATGGGGCAATTTGCCCAGAAAGACGGCTATACCATGACAGGGGATATTGACCTTGGTGGTAACGCTGTAAAGAACGGCGAGAGCATCAACGTCCCAATGCGTGGGGATACCGGTGATACTAGCCAGGAAATAGATGTGCCATCAGGCGGTGGGCCTCCTACAATCGGTGGGGATGAGATATGGAATGCTGGCAATGATGGTACTGGTAGTGGGTTAGACGCAGACACTCTTGATGATGCTGAGCGTGTTGAGTTTGGTGAATTAGCCAATGCTAATACATGGGATGGTAATCAGACTGTTGCTAATGCTACACCGGAGACACCCCTTAAGAATACAGCGGGCACTGGCAAGAGCCGCATTCCTTTCCTTGATAATGCTGATGTACTTAAAGGCTACGTCGAGCACGATGCTGATGCAAATACTGTAACTGTAGCCGTACGTGATGCCGGCGATACCGCAGATGCTGCGAAGGTTGTATTAAACCAAGACGGGTCTATAGAGCTAACAGGTAGTTCGCTTACTAATAATGGTGTTGATGTAATAGACCAGGATGAATTAGATACTGCTACCTCTCCAGTTTATGCAGTGAATCCATTTTATAATTATGGCACAGGGGTAGATGGAACTGTTGTAGAAACAATTAATCAGAGCATTCTACCTAGCATATTAAATTATGTGGATTACACTATTAATAGTGGTGTAGTAGTTGACCTGTCTTCCATTTCTGGGTTCATAATTATCCGTGCAACAAGTTCTATAACTATTACCGGAACTCTTACCGTTGAGGGAAAGGGGGCACAAGGAGCGCAAAGTGCTACACCTGGTGTAAGGCAAAATGGTGGTGATGGAATTTACGGAGGGACAGGCGGTGGCGGATTCTCGATGCTGGATAAATCTGGCTCTGTATTCATGAAAGAAGGAACAGGTGTAAGCCAAGGCCAAGGTGCCACACAGCCGGATGAAGCAATAAATATACTACTGGAGTATCCCCAGTTACTAGGGGGTGGCGGTGTATTATATAATAGGGGCAACGAGCCAGAAACAGTAGATGCCGGGCCAAGTATAAATAATCCACAGGATACAGTTATATATCCTGTCATTGGCGGCGGCGGGGGCGGACAGGCAAGTAATACATCTCCTGGCGGCCCTGGAGGTGGTGTAATTATGCTAATAGCCCCAAGCATTACGATTACTCCTACTGGCGTAGTTAATGCTGATGGCGCTGCTGGCGGCGGTACCGCAGGCCGCGGTGGTGGCGGTGCAATTATTGTTGCTACACCCGCAGGTGGTTACGATGACCAGACAGTAAGTGGGGTACATGCATTAGGTGGAGCTAGTGGTGGTACTTACGGCGGTGGTGATGGTTGGGTCAGGGAACTAATTTTACCATGAGTGCATCAGGCCAAAAGCATCCTCATTATTATGGTGCAAATCCACCTGCATACTATGGTGACTATACTATTGGCCTGGAGAAAATGACTGATGTATTGCTGGAGTTCTCACGTGTTCATTGTGAAGAACTGGAGGAGACGGAACCACGCTGGCTAACCTTTCCTATACGGGCTAACTACCGCATGTATATGCAGGCTGAGCTTGCGAGTAAGATGGTTATGTTTACCCTTCGCCATAAGGATGTACCAGTAGGTAGTCTGCTGTACTTCCTAAAGCAAAGCCCTAATGTAGCAGGGGCTATGATGGCATCAGACGCTGGGCTGTATATAACCCCAGAGCACCGTAAAGGTAGGCTGGGTATCAGGCTAATGGACTATGCCGAGGATACTTTGAAAGCATTAGGGATTCATTATATAGTCCATAGTGACAAAAGCCCCGCCGGGGGTATGAACCTGGGTAAATTATTTAATCGGCAGGGGTACAAACCCTTTGCTGTTAGCTACGTCAAAGAGATTAATGAGCTGGAGTCTAAGTCATGAAGATTATTAAACGCGCTGTATTTCAGATGACGGACACCATAGGGGAGTACATCCACTTAGAAGAAAGCTCCTATGAATATGATGGGCCGATAGCCCATGCAGGCGGCGAAGAAGGCGAAGACCCAATACCGTCACAACTTCCAGCCTGGGCTAGTAATATCATAAAAGAAAATGCTGAGCTTGCATCAAACTATGGCCTGGCTGAATTTGACTGGGCCAAGGCACAGCAAGGTACACAGCAAGAATTGATGGAGGGTATCCTTGAGACACAACAGGGTGCTGCTACCCAGATGTTTGCTAACGCTGATGAATGGCGCGAGCGTTATGCTACAACTTTCCAACCACTGGAAGACCAGCTTGTAGCCGATGCTGAAGACTATGCGTCTGACTGGCGGCGTGAGCAGGAAGCAGGCCGGGCCGCTGCTGATGTATCTCAGGCATTTGATGCAGAACGAGAGAGTACCCGCCAACGCCTTGAGGGATACGGCATAGACCCATCCCAAACCAGAGCTGCGGCTATTGACGCTAATGTATCCATGAACGAAGCCTTAGCGAAGGCCGGGGCACAGAACCAGGCCCGCCGGGATGTTGATGATAAAGCCAGAAATTTACGTGCACAGGCCATACAGCTGGGTATCCCCCTACAGGACATGGCGACACAGGCCGAAGCCCAAGGGTTTAATATGGCCGGTGCAGCAGGCCAAACATATAGCCAGAACCTGGCGGCTAGTCAGGGGCTACGCCAGCAAGCTGTACTGCCATATATGCAGTCAGCAAACCAAGCGCTAGGCCAAACAAGGATAGGTGCTACTCCCGGTACGGCAGATAAACCTGGGTGGGGCGGCGCTGCTGGTAAAATATTAGGAAGTGCCGCTGGTGCTTACGCTGGTTCAACCGCTGGTTCAGCAGCTATTACAGCAGGGCTTGCCATGATAAAGGACGGCGGCGCTATTGAGTCAGCTCAAAATAGTCCGTATGCAGCGCCCCCGGCTATTAACGATCCACGCTATCCAATGATGGGGCGCTATGCAGAAGGTGGCCCGGTCATGCCTATTGAAGGTGGCGGTGAACTCATGCCACGGGAAGCTATGTATGATATGTCCAGAGGCTACAGTAATGTAGGAATGCAAGATGGACAGATTGATGGCCCTGGCGGCCCGAAGGATGACCTTATTGATGCCAAGCTCAGTGATGGTGAGTACGTAATACCTGCTGAGACTGTTAAATATAAGGGTACAGAGTTTTTTGATAAGCTCGTAACCAAGACCAAGGAAGCCATACCGCCACCTCAACAGATGGGCCAGGCCATGGTTACTCCACCACCCAACGTACCAACTGATGTACAACCAGAAGCGCCGACAGTATTGCCGATGGCATATGGTGGATATGCAGCTATACCTAGTGTGCCCATGGCGTGCGGTGGTTATGTTACGAGGAGAAAGTAATGGGTATTAGCGCAGCAGATATTAACGAATTCGTCACCGGCGCTTTCGCTGGGTATAGTTTTTCAAAAGACCAGCAGTTTAGGACACAGCAATTAAAAAAGCTGGAGCGAGAAGACGAGATATTCAGGGCAAAGCAGAGTGCTGCGACATATGCAGCCGCCGGGCCACAAGATGTTGCAGTACCCCTGCCCAGTGCTGCTGGGCCAACAGGTGGTGGAGCAGGTGTACCTTTACGGCCACCACCCCCAGGGCCATACAGGAGCCAAACTGCTCCAACAGGTGCTCCTGCTATCCCCACACCAGGGGGCCAGCCAGGCCAGCCAGGCCAGCCAGGCCAGCCAGGCCAGCCAGGCCAGCCAGGCCAGCCACAAGGTGACCCGGAAGTAGATCAACTGGAAGCGATGGCTACAAAGTCAAGCGGCCACCCAATCATGATGAAAAAGGACTGGGATACATTCAGGTCTGAGGGAGCCAAGCGGCTCGGTGCTACTGGTGATGTTGGTGCTGTCACCAAGTGGAATGATTACGTTGATGGCCTTCAGCTTAAGGGATTCAAGCAGAACTCTGGCAATGCTGCCGCGGCTGCAATGATGGGTGATACCAAAGGTACTGTACAAGCACTTACCAAAGCCTGGGGATATATTGAGTCCGGCTCTACACCACAGATTATGCCAACTGATGACGGTAACTATATGGTTACGTTTGTCAGTGAGACTGAGATGGATAAGCAGGGTAACCCCAAGCCATCAAAGCGGAAGCCTATTATATTATCACCACAGAGTATTGGTGAGTTGTCCATGGCAGCGGAAGACCCAGCTGAGTTTGCCAAGTGGAAGGCTACGAATACACGTGCAGAGAAAGCTGAGGGTAGAGCTATTGCAGCAGAAGGTAGAGCAGTTGCAGGTGAGAAACGGACAGCAGCGAAACATCCAGCAGCACTGCGTAAGACTGAAGCAGAAGCAACAACTGCTGAGGCTAAAGCTGAATTGTCTTCTGAACAGGCACTGGCTACCCTACGTGCTACCCAGAGGTCTAAAGCTGGTGATAGCCCTACTGCATGGAAAGGGGTTGATAGACGTTCCCTAAGTAGTTCTGTTACTCGTCATATCAAGAACCGTGTAGACACGGGTACCAAAGAGGTATACCAGCTATATGAGGAGAGTGGTAACAGAATAGGGTCTTATATGAATGACCTGGGTAATGCCATGAAGACCTCAAATACTGAAGCCTTGGCTATTATTGCTGAGAAGCTGGTACAGTATCCGGGGGCACAGATTGCCCAAGACCCCAAGAGTGGCAGAGTGTTTGCTGTAATTGATGGAAGGCAGATTTCACTAGATAAAATTTAATGACAATACTAACTCAAGCATGGTCGGATGTTGATGAAGAAACCGAGGAAGTAGTTCCTGGGCCTACTCCGTCAGCCCCTATGTTTGCTACAGAACCTGCTCCTGGAGTACCAGAAAAGCCAATAGCTGCACAACAGGAACCGGTGGATACTGAGGCACCTCCTCCTCCTCCTCCTTCGCCTAGCCCAAACATGGTATCGGTTGAGTGGCAGGGGGAAGGTGCTGAGGTTGATACTGCTGTAACTACAGAAGAATCTGATGAAGACTTCCTTGCGCGTGCCCGTGGTGATATAGACCCTGTAAAAGCACCTGAAGAACGTGGATGGTGGAATAACTCCATGCGGATTATTGGTGACAGGCTAGCAGGTGTCGGCGCTAATGTTGCCAAGTTAGTGACACAACTTGAGGATAAAGCTGAGGAGAAATTCGGCGGCCTTGGCGGTATATATTTTGATGAGTCGGGTGTCAACTATGCTAGTCCTGATGAATGGCAAAAGATGCAGGACGCAGGTGAAGTAGACCTGTTTACCCGCCTTGGAGAGACTGATGAAGTTTCTCCATTCGGTGCTGAGAAGGATGCTGACTGGGAGGAAATGAAACGCCTCTTTAAGGAAGAAGGAGTCCTTAGTGGGGAAGCATGGCTGGAACTCGGTGACTTTGCACAGGAGACCGGCGTTCAGTCTGTAGCAGATATGCTGGCTATCAGTCTCAGCTTGCCATTGTATGTAGCACAGTGGGCTGTAGACATAGGTAGAGACCGGGCTAAAAATCAAGGCGAGGAAGCTAGCCTCAAACATACTGTTGATGCTCTGCCCTGGGCGGCTGGTGCTGCGGCACTTGAGAAGTTTGGTGTGAAAGGCATAACAGGTGCCGGTAGAAATGTAGTTGAAAAAGCTGGTAAGGAAGCCTTGGATAAAGGTGTGCTTGCTGCTACTGCACGGGTTACAACGGAAGGTGGCAGGGCGGCTCGTAGAGAGGCTGGTACTGAGTTTGCTCAAGAACAAATTGAATATGCAGGTGAGGTTACAGGTACACCAGTACCATTTAATATTGCTGAAAGTCTTGAGCGTGGTGCTCAAGGTGCAGTAGGTGGCGGCGCTGCGGGTGGAGCAGGCGGTACGGCTGTAGCTGGGTACCGTGAGATTACACGTAAGAATAAGAAGCAAGAGCTTGATATTATTGGCCCAGTTGATGACCAGGGCAAACCTTTACAGTATGTACCCGAGTCACAGGACTCCCTTGAAGCCCAGCTTGAGGCTATGCAGGAGGGCCATAAGCAAGGTGTGCTGGTCACCACTGGTGAGGCTATGCCGGACATACCTGATGGGTATACGGCTACTGAAATTGAGGGTGAGGGCACACTCATACATAAGGAAGGAGATACCCAGGCAGTTGAGCTGGCTACCTCTGGACGTATGGGCACAGTGTTGGGCTATGGTACTGACACGAAGCCGGAGAAAGCTGAGGCTGTAATCGTAGTAAAGGATGCCAAAGGCCGGACTATCAATGAGATAGCGGTTGATGACAGTAATGTTGATGCAGTTATAGAAGCCCAGCGGGGTATAGCAGAAGCAGGCGGGGCAGTAAATATCATGTCTGTAGATGATGCCCTTGCAAGCCGGGCCATAGACACCGATAAAGAGAAGGGGGTTATGGCTCCTGAGCAGATGCAGGAGATGGCTGAATACCTGAACATGGTCAGTGAGTCTGATAGTCCAGATGCGGCTAACCAGCTTCTTGATACAATCTCTAATGAATATGGCCCGAAGGTAGCTGGTGATATACAAAAGCTGGCATTAGGTACCCCGACAGCTGAGCCGGCGGCTCCCGTAGCGGCTGAAGCACCTGCTACAGTACAGGAGCCAGGTGCACCAGGTGAGCCAGTAACGCCCGTAACAGAAGTGACGGTTGAGCAGGCCCGCGCCCAGGAGATTGTGCCGACACAATCAGATACTGCTGCTCCTGACAACACACCCCTAGCTAGGGAACTGGCTGGTGGTCTCAATACCTTCCTGAATGAGGATAAGAAGATACGGTCTGTCACCAGTCAGAAGGGGCGTGCCCGCAATATAACTGAAGGGCTGGGACTTCAGCAGTCTCCACTGATGGAGCGTATTGACCTTGTTGATAGTATGTTGGGAGCAATAGCAGCCCAACTGGACACGCTGGCAGAACAGGGCTACAACATCAAGCCCCTCCGGGACATCTTTGTACGTAATACCCCCAAGGGTAAGCGCCGCATTGGCCTCAAGAAGGCACGTGAGGGCGGTGTACTGCGAAACATCGAGCTTAAACAGAAGGGTAGGGGTATCAGTGCTGGCATTGATGTAGAGGCGCTGGCGGCTGAGGACATAACCGCGGCTGAGCAGGGGGGCGTAAGTCTTAAGCAGACAGGCCGGGTTACTAATGTCGTACTGGATGACATCGTACAGCGTATTAATGACAAGATGACTGAGGTCATGGAGACCGGCCCGGCCATAAAGACAGGTGCTATCCCTGGGGCTGCTGAGGGTAAGCCAAAGATATCGAAGAAGGCGGTCAAGAAGGTTGCCCCTAAACCGGTTGAGGCTGCACCCACCAAGGCTGCTGAGGCCAAGCAAATATCCCAGTTCCGTGCTGCTGAGCAGGCACCAGAGCCAGAGGTAGTCATTGGCCGCGGGGGCACGGCGGAGGTATCAAAGAAAGGGGAAGAAACACGGGTAGCACGTAAAGAGCGCCTGAAAAAGGTTGCTGAGAAAAGGGCTGCGAAGGCTAAAGCCCCCAAGGTCGAAGAAGAAAAAGTACCTAAGCCAACCCCCAAGAAGCAGGTTGAGGCCAAGGAGATCGCTAAGAAGCGGACTCTGGGTATGCTGCATGATACCGCCAAAGAAAAAGCCGCCGAGAAACTGAAGGCGCAACAGAAGAAGGAGACCCAGCAGCGTAAGGAAGCCAAGGAGGCTCGCCAGGAAAGGATGGAGGCCGCTACTAAGATTCTATCTAAAGAAGACATCGCCAGGGTAGAGGCGGAGCAAAGAGCTGCGGTCAAAGCTACTGAAATGAAGAAGGTCTCCGAGGAGAGAGCACGTAAGCAGCAGGCCGAGAAGACCACCGAGGCCATGGAGATGAAGCGCAAGGAGGCTGAGAAGAAACGCCGGGATGCCAGGGAGGCACCGGGGGTTGTTGTTCCTGAGACTGTGCCAGTAGCGGAGAGAAATGTAGATGGCCAGCAGTTCTATAACAGCTTGGGTCAAATCGTCACTGCTACAGGTAAAATGAAAGCGCGTGCCGGTGAAGCAATGATTCAGGTATTTACACCATGGACAGTTAAAGAACAGACCGAACAAAACAAGGCGGCTGAGAAAAGTGGTAACGTACCAACTAAAGGAAAGTATGACTGGTTACCTGAGTATGCATTACAGCCTATAACTAATGGAATTGTTGAACCGCCTGTACAGGTTACCAAAGGTAAAGCGGCGCGTAATACTGTCGATAATGTACGGCTTGTACATCCTAATGCTGGCACTGCCAAGTCCTTGAAAGGAGAGCAGGGCAATATTCTAAATGAAGTAGTGGACGCAGTAGTATCACCGGCTAATTCAAACGGGGATATGAACGGTGGGATTGATAAAAAATACATGGAACGCTGGCCGCGGATTGAGTCTATTGTTAAGGCTGAGATTGTTAAGCGGTATGGCAAAGGCCAGATGCCTATCGGTGATGCGTTTGTTGTTAAAACCGGTGATCCAAACATACCGAACCTTATTGTCTCGCCAACTATGGCACAGGCTGGTGGGCAAACTGACGTCAAGATTGCAGGGCTAGCCACTATGGCTGCGCTCAAGGCAGCCGATGATGCAGGTCTTAAGTCGGTGACCTTCCCAGGTATGGGTACTGGCATTGGTAAGTTGAATCCACAAAAGGTAGGCGTGCAGATGGAGCTTGCCCAGGATTACTTTGAAGCCTATCAAGATGGCGACCTGACATGGGAGCAGGCATTACGTGGGTATCGTGCTGGTGTTGATGTCAATGACCATATAAAAAATTCACAGATAGAGTTTCTGGACGCTAAACCCGCTATACAACGCGGGGCATACGAACATAAGAAGGCTGCATCCAGAGAAATATCACCTGACAAAGAGCAGGTGTTCACTGGTGATATGCAGGAGATGGTTAAGAAAGCCAGGCAATGGCAGAAGGATGTACTTGCAGAAGCTAAAGCTGATGGGCGCAAGCTGGTTATATTATTTCATGGTACAGCCAAAAATTTCGTAGAGGGTGTATCAGAGAGACCCAAGTTATCTAACCCTAATAATGCACACCGTATCACATCAGGTGGTGGGATATATGCTACTCCTAACCCAGCTGACGCTATTCAATTCGCTGGTCAACGATATGGTGGGGAGAGTACAGGCATAGTTGGGTGGGCTTGGTACGCTGATGAGTTTGCAGGGATGATGGATAGTAAGCAGGTGTCTGTCGGTGAAATGACATACATCAGCGACCCAAGAGATTTAGGAAGTAAGGCTGGCCGTATCACTGAATACTTCTTTGACCCTAAGATTATTGCCAGGCAATACGATGTCATCATCCATCGGAGTATGGATACAGAAGCTCTTGTAAACATGAGTGTAGAAGAACGCCTCGATATACTTGATGGTCGTAATAAAGCCGCTACATTAATGGAGCAGCAGTATAACGGTTATGGTGAGGCCACCGCTGATAATCTTGTAGGTGCCATACTAAGCGCACTTCATACCAGTGACCCCCTTGTGGAAGTCCTTAATGGAATAATAAACGCAGGGATAGGGCTGAGTGGTATTGATGTACGGGTAGTTAACTCGGCAGAGATGGAGAGTATGTCTGGTAATGCACTGGCACACGGGGCATATGTGCGAGGGAGAAATAAACGTACAGGCCAGATAGTCCGTAGAATTTTAATGGGGGAAGCAGGGGTTGATACCCCGCGTAGTGTTAAGACTTTAGTACATGAGCTTGTACACGCAGCTACTACAGAGGCATTAAAGACAGACAATAAGTTTGGTCGTAGGCTGAACCGGCTGTTCAAACATACCAAATTCTATATGTCTGAAGACCAGTTGAAGGAATATGGGTTCACTAATATAGATGAGTTCATAGCGGAAGCCCTGACTAACGAAAAGTTCCAACGATTGCTGGCGTCTATACCACCACCTAGTCCTAGTGGGGCTAGTGCATGGACAGAGTTTGGGCAGGCGATTATGCGCTTACTGGGGATAAAGACCTGGGAAGGCGGCAGTGCGTTATCAGCAGTGTATACCTTAGCTCCTGACTTGATGATGCCGCAGAATGAAATTGAGGTTGGTATAGCTACGGGGTTTAATGATAGAGGGCTTTACATAACTACCGCAGAAGAACGTACAGCTGTTGCAGAACAGATGGCGCAGGAGATGGAGGAAGCGCAGGTACTGTATTCAATGTCACCAGGTGAGCAGGCGCGTACACACAAAGAAAAGCCCGGCGATATTGAGTTCCTGCGTGCTATGCACCATAGGGGTGGTAGCCAGGTAGGTACACTGGCTGACAAGATTCGTAAGGTACTGTCAGTCGCCCACCCTAGCCAGGTCAAGAGGTGGGCACGTGATCTGCGTAATGGGACAGTGAATATACGACTGGCCAACATGGCGGCTAGTGATATCCAGTACGCGCATGAAGAAAAGTTTGAGGGGATGTATCCAGATAAGAAGGATGCAGAGGGAAGGATGCAACCGGTTGATGGCAATCCTCTAAGGGATTACTTCCGGGCTATACAGAAGGAAGTTGGTACAGCAGGTAAGCTATTGGAAGTGGCGGACAAGATTGATGCCGCGTGGCGTAAGTGGGAACGGTTGGTAGCTGGTACTGGCAAAGCTGAGACCCTGAATCGGATTATAGTTGAGTCAACGGCCCATGGTGTTGACCCTTCAGTGGCATGGATGCACCCTCTTAATAAGGCTGCCCGAGAGAATCGCAAAACAGGTAAGACCTCCAAGGAAGCACACGCTCGCCTACGTAGGGAGATGATATCCGTAGGGCATCAAGGTCAGCTTATGTATAAGCAGGCTCGTGACTTCTACAAGAGTACGTTTGACCAGATGCGTAGCCAGGTCGTGGATAACATGCTGGGAATATATGAGCTAGATGGCGTGCGTGGCCTCAAGCAGAGAATACTAGACTCCAGCAGCAAGCAAGACCTGAAAGAGATGCCGGCCCCCATGGTTACACGGACAGTGGACGGCGAAAGGAAGTCAGTACCGCTCCCATCATGGGACAAGGTAGTGCAGGCCATAGGCGGCATGTCAGATGTGTTAAACGCCCCCGGCCCGTACTTCCCGCAGATGCGCTTTGGCGAATATGTATATGAGTACTACCAGACGACACCACATACTGGGTACGCATCACGCAGCGCCGCGGGGGATGCTGCACGTACCTTGCGGTCAGAATCCCTAGGCTCTAAAACCCATAACTTCACACAGGAAGAAGATGGTACGTGGGCGTTTGACCACACAGAAACAGGGTTCGGTTCAGCGGATAGCCAGAGTCTGGCGGAAGATGATATAAATGCTCTTAGGGCACAAGGGTTCGAGACCAGTACGGTCAATAAGAAAGCTGAACATGAGTTCAGTGATGCGTCCAGCGTTGGCCAAATACTGGCGATGGCTGACAAGAAATTAAAAGGCAAGGGTGACGAGCGCAACAGGGCAGCACTACGTGAGGCTCTTATTACCATGCTGCCTGAGACATCCATGCAGAAGCGTATGCTCCGCAAAAAGAATATAAAGGGGGCTAGTGAGGATGGGCGCAGGGTGCTGGCTAACTATGCACAGTCAGCGGGTAAGCACCTGGCGCGATTGAAGCATCGTAAGGATGTGGACAAGGCATTGATAGGAATGGAGCAGGCGGGTAAGAAGGCTGCTAAAGAAGGTAGGGTTAGTAGCGGCAACATCCGTATGACTGATGTATATAATGAAATCAACAAGCGTCACAACATGGATGATTCTACTGGCACGTTTGCTCAGTTCTCAGCTAAGGCTTCATTCCTGGGGATGATATTCTCACCCAGCTTTGCATTCCTGAATGCCACACAAACCATTGCTATGACACTGCCTGTACTATCAGGTGAATATGGTACGGGTAAGACACTGGTGGCTATGGCTGAGGCATACAAGCATATACTCGGCCCGGTAGCGAAGGGCATACTGGACACCAGGGCGGGCCTTAAGGGACTGTATGACGATATTGAAATAAATGAATTGCTGCCAAAAATTATTGAAGGGGTGCGGAAAACTGACACTGAGATGGCAGACATGCTGCAAGTTCTTATGGATAGAAAGATTCTGGATGCTACGTTCTCCATGGAAATAAGTGAGACAGCCAAGGGTGGTAAGAAGTGGATAGGTGGCAAGACTACAGACGTACTGGTGGATGTAGGCCGTACTGCACCATACATCGTAGAGATTATGAACCGCTCGGCGTCAGCCATGGCGGCCATAGACCTTGAACGTCAGAAAAATCCTAACAGTAGTGTTGAAGAAAAAATTGATAAGGCGCACAAGATAGTATCAACCACACAGGTTGACTACTCCATGCGTAACCGCCCGAGGTGGTGGAAGCAGAATGATCTGACAAAAATAATGACCATCTTTAAGATGGTACCACTAGCTGTGTATATGATATTGGCCACTAACACACGCAAGCTGCTGGGGCCGAACGCTACGTTACAGCAGAGAAAGGAAGGCGCACGTACGTTTGCAATGATAGCGGCTACGCAGATGATACTGGCCGGTGGTGATGGACTGTTCGTTGAACCTATAAGGATTCTCATAGGGGCTATTGCAGCAATATTTGATGTAGACGAAGACGATGATGACTTGCTCAGTGACCCTGATATGTTTTTACGTAACCTGGTATACGACATAACGGGTAGTGAGTCAGCGGCACGGGTAGCGCAAGGTGGCGTATTTGCATTGGCTGGTTCAACCCTTGGACAACGTGCCAGCTTTGGGCACCTGTTCTTTATGCATGAACGTGGAGATACATGGGCAGAAGAACTGACCAACACTATATTCAAGAGCCTAATGGGGCCAATGTTTGGTCAAACTGATTCAGTAACAACAGCATTCGCACACATGAGTAATGGTGGTAGTCCGTACAAGACCGCGGAGTACTTGTCGCCCAAGATTATTAAAGACCCGATGAAGGCATACAGATATAGTAAAGAGGGCATGACCGATTTCAATGGCAACCCAATACTGGAGCCGGAAGCATTTGATAACATGAATTTATTCATGAAATTTTTTGGGATGGGGAGTACAACAGAGAGTGATACGTATACAAAACGTAACATTTATCAGGAGACTACCACGCGCAAGACTAATGCAATGCGGTCAGTGATTAACAGATATAAGAACATGAAGGATAAGGATGCGGCGCAGGTTATGCTTGATGAGTATAACGAGGGGCTATCGTCGGAAGACTTTCGTGACTACGGTGTACGGATGGGAACTATACGCAAGTCCGAACGGGCGCGTAGGAAGCAGGAACGCTTCACAGAAGGGGGCGTACCTTTTAGGAATAGGAGACAGCAGGCTCAGTTTGAACGCCGTATGCGTTCCTTTAAGGAATAGGTGTTTCTAACAGCCGGGTGCGCTTAGCCTTGATACTTGACTTGAGGCCGAATGCCAGATTAGCGCGGCACTTGGTTACGTTAGGCTCATGCTTTAACCACTCCACCGCACGGCTACCACCACCGTAGTTCTTTGTAACCCAGTTCCTAAAATGCGTTTCTTCTATACGCATCCTATCTATTGAATCAGCCACATGCACACGTACTGGCAATGTCTTTGGCTGTGATATGACAGTGGTTAGGTTAGTGCCACGCTGTTGGTAGAGGTCGGTCTTGTTGGTAGAGTCGGCGTATTCATCCATGTATTCAGACAGCATTTCCCACACAGTCTTGTTATGCCGTTGCACATTACCCTGGGTATCTACTTTGGGCTTAATCGCTACGAGCATACGCTTGGCTATGCCGCTAACATCGAAGTCTGTAAGGCCGGCCTTGTTGGCTGCTGCTGCACCTACCAGTACTGCGGCTATTAAAGCTATACGCATACGCTCGCTCTGCCCCATGTTAGCTATGCCAGCCAGCTTGGCGATGGTACTTATGACATTAGCCTTTAGCTGCGCGTGGTGCTTGGTTATGTATCGTGAATATATTTCACCGGCTACACCATAGTTAGTATCCAGGCCACCGAACGTAGTAAGCGCACCAGCCAATGGGTCGTTGGATAGTCTGGCATCAACAATGTCCAGCTCAAGTACACGCATCATAGCGGCATCAGTACCAGACCTATGCAGGCGTAGGTGGTCGTGTATGGAGTCATTGGACACTACAGTAATGAGAGTAGTCCACTCACCAGAGGACTGGAAGTTAACGGCGGACGTAAGGCGGGTCTTCTCCTTGCCCTGTGCCAGTCTGAATATCATGTTGGTGAATTCATCAACACCTTCCATACCCGAGTTCATATGAAGCTCATCCCAATAGGCGGGTAGGTTATTTAGTATACCCATCTTCCTAATCATGGAGTTGGCTGTATCGTCCATGGAGTTAATCTGGTTAGGCTTGCCCCATACTGACTGTGCAGTGTGTAGTGCTTTAGACTTACCAATACCTGATGCTTGGGAAACAATGGACAGCACCGCGCCGTGTGTATTTGTCATCTGCATTAAGGGGGCCGCAAACGATGTAGCGAGGGCGATAGATAATTCAATATTTGGGTGGTGGATAATAAGCTGTGCTGCTTTCTTCCACTCATCTACTACACCTGTAGGGGAGTAGTGCTTTAACAGTTCAGGACTCGGCAATGGGTTAGGTGTTTCTTTACCATCTTCCCATATGATTTTTTGGGCTAGTGCAAATCCTATCTTTTTATCAATGGTTGTCCAGCCCATCCTATTAGGGGCATGGGTAATATGCTTAGCGGACTCCATCTGCTGCTTCCAGGCTACCATAAGACGTTGTGCTCCTTTCATTTGTTCTGGCTGCATGGCGATGTTATGCCACCCAAGCAGGGCGTTAAAACTTTTTGCATCGGGGAGATCAATACAGGGAATCTCGGCTACTGCTTCTGTAGAATTACCGATAGCGTATTTGAATCGGAGGTAGTGAGTGTACTCGCCAACCGGCACGTTCAGTGTGGCGTCAAATAATTTATACGGTGTGAACTTTACCCACTCGTTAACGCCATCTTCTTCGCCTTCTATCTGCATCGCCTTATACATGCCATCATCCTGCATCATGTAGTTATTCGGCAATTCACCGGGCATTTTATGAAATACTGTCAAAATTGGGTTCTTCACCTGACCGTAGTAAGGACATCTATGGCACTGTGACCCACCTGTAAGGGCAAAAGTATCGCAGCCTGTAGGCCCGCTGATGCTTCCGTTAACTACGACCTGTAGTTTTTCTGCGTACTTCTTTTCGGTTTCATCTTTGTCATAGCCGGGGTGCTGATCGCTTACCTTATGTATGTAGTCACGTCCGTCTGGTAGGTACGCGAGCACATGTAGAATCTGTGCCCATAGGGGCTGGGAGTCCTTCTCGCCCCCGGTGTCCAGGGCGTGCTTGAACGTAAGGCATCTGTCGAATATCTGTTTGGCTGGCGGATTTTGAAACTCCCGCTTCTCGCCAAGGTCAGAGTTATCTACGAGGGCACCAGTGTTTGGTACTGATGTGAGTATAGGTGTAGTAGTAGCAAGCAGCACCTTCTGCAAGCGTGCTAGTGGTACATTACCGTTGTCCTTACCGATTACATTACATAGTTTAGAATGTTCCTCATCCTTTACATTGTAAGTGCCCGGCAATCTGAGTATGCGTGCAGAGTCTGATGTACATGTGGAGTCAACCTTGAATCCATGCTCAACACATTTACGTTTAAGTGCGCGGGCAAGAGGTAGCCACTCGTCAGCAGGGATAGGTGTTTCCAATGTCCAGTAGGCATGTATACCATTGCCCGAGTTTGTGAGTATGGAGTACTGAGGCATCCCCGAATTTTTGATGAACACAAGCAGTTCTTTTATTGCTGCCTTCTGTCCTGTAAATTCCTTACCGGGGCCGCAATCAAGATCAAGATAGAATGCCTTCTTTGACTTGACGTTTTTCTGTGTTCGGGATTTGTTTGTGTTAAATGAACCAATGGCGATGTATACGTCTTGGTGTTTTGCGTTGAGGTACTGTATTACTTGGTCGATCTTATCAAGTGTGGTTAGGGTCTTGTGCCTAATTCCTTTGGTGCTATCTGACTTGATGTACGATGTTGCTAAGAAGTATACCCCGTCGTCGGGTACTACTCTTTCTATGAAAGTCTTTGTATCCACAGCTATCCCCTAAAGAAGTGGCGGGGGGCAACAACACCCCCCACCGAACTTTCAGATTACCACTTTTACGACAGTGATTCCAGGTCACCAATGATGGAGTCAAGCTCATCATCCATGGTGGTAGAACCACCACCATCAGGTTCAGCAGGGGCTGCTGCTTTCGCTTTAGGCTTGGCCTTCGGCTTCGCTTTAGGCTTGGCCTTCGGCTTGGCCTTAGCGGACTGTACAGGAGCTTCACCGGCAGGGGGGATTTCAAACTCCGTGTCCACAACCGGCTGAACAACAACTTCTTCCTCGGGTACTTCCGCGGGTACTTCCGCGGGTACTTCCGCGGGTTCTTCTGCTGGTGCAGTCTCAGGAGCAGTGGATGTATGGAGTATATTAGACGTAGTGTCACTCATAAACATCTTGGTGACAGTCTCCGCTTCCTCTGCTGTGATTGGCCGGACTGCTTTGAAGGTCAACTTTGGATATGATGCCGACACATCAAACCCTAACCTTGTCACCAATGCATTGTAGGGATAGCCCTTGGTGGACATGTTAGACCCATAGGTAGCCAGGTCGTTAAGGCTAGCAGCCGGGACACGTAACATCATAGGCTCGGTATCATCCGTACCATCTGGCAGTGGGGTCTGAATCCATACAGCCATACGGCGGGAGTCAGCACAGGTCTTTGCCTTCTTGCCAGCTTCGGTAATACGGCTGCCCCATTGATTGTGTTTACAGGCCGCGCAGCTCTTGCTCTGCTTGGCAGTGGACGCATCATCAGGTTCAATACCATCTACACTAAAGCAGTCGGGGGCTTCATCGTCACCCTCGTTGTACTTGCCTTTGTAATAGATTTTACTGACAGCCTTGTTGGCCTTCAACAGCACTACCTCAATGCTGGGTATAGGCTCATCGTCATCGTTAAGTACGGGGCGTTCTTCGCCAGCGGATTTTACTCTCCACTTGCTACCCCGAATTGAGATTGTCTGGAAGCCACCGGAACCAGCGCCGTCAGACAGGTCACCAGCGAGGTCACCAACATCAAAGACGCTTGCCATTTCCGTGGACAGTTCCCCCGCGGGGTTAAATACATCCAAGTCTTTACTCATACTACTTTCTCCTTACGCCAATAGCGGCATCTACTGTTATGGCTACGCCCGGAGGGGCTTCGCCGTTAGCTTCTATGTACTCGGTTACTCCTGCTTTCGATAGGTTCTTGACCAGCAAATGTTCAAGTCCGTGCTCAAGAACAAATGGTAGTGTCTTGTCCCAATCATCTACCTTCACACTGGTACGCTCAATCCTGTAAGCGGTACCAGCCTTACAGCGGATGCTCTCACCACCCGCGGCATTCAACTGGGAAAGCAATCCTGCTTCCAGCTTGGTTAGCTTCTCATTGAACGGTGCCATTTCCTGCTTATGCCTGTCAGTAAGTTCCTTCTTCTGGTCGCGGATAATGACATACGCATTAATTAGGTCGTCGCTTGTTGGCATTGCACTACTCCTAGTCTATAGTTAATTTTAGTTGGGCCTTTGCAACTTCTAATATGTATAGCCTATCTTTAGTTGAGTCATTAGACCCACCCCACACAAACTCACCATCACTGTTCCACCCTAAAATTACTACATCCTTTAAGCCCCATTGTTTAGCTATTTCAAGTATAGCAGTTGGGTCTAATTTACTGCCTGGGAATACAAACAGCTCGCCGTTATCCATTACACTTTCTTGCACAGATTATGAGTGCCGTTACGAATGCGCCAGATAGTATTGGCACCAGTTTCAAAGTGCGCTGCTACTGCTGCATTAGTTTCACTTGAATGTGTAGCGAGGTAGCCAAGAATATCCTTGACCAGTTCAGGTGTTACACGGGTGTATCCCTTACGTGCTTTCTTATGCCCGTTTGAGATTTCCGTAGTGAATCGTATTTTCGCTGCCTTCAATGCTTTCTCGATCTCACCAGCAGCAATGAAGTTGGATGCTTCTATAGTAAATGTAATCATAATGCTTTCTCCTTTGTCATATCATTAAACATGTCTAACAACACAGTGGATAGCGACCCTTTTTTCGCTAGTCTATTAAACATATAACGCTCCATAGAGCATGACTCAATAGAGATTACATGTGTGTGGTGCTTCTGTCCCGGTCTTACAATGCGAGCGTTAGCCTGCTCGTATGTTTCATAGCTCATTGTTGGTGAGTACCAGACAATAACACTGGCCTCTGTCAACGTAAGCCCGTGGCTAAGTACACCGGGATGCGCCACTATTACTTTTGGGTCAGGGTTATTCCTGAAATGAGCGAACAACAAGTCCCGTTGTTTCTTTGGTGTGTCACCGTACACTTTGGCAACAGAGTACGACTGGGATAGCTCTTTGTATAGCATATCCACGGCGTGCTTGAACGGTGCAAACACCAATACTTTCTGCTCTGTCTCGTCGATGATATCCTTTACAATCTGTACCTTTGGGTTATCAGGGTACTCAACGAAACCTGTGTCACTGTAACTGAACCCACATGCAATTTGCAATAGCTTCGCGGTCTTTACACCAGCGTTGGCCGCAGTTATTTCTTGACCTTGATACAGTGTGTAGAAGTGCTTAAGCATTTGGTTATATGCTTTGTCTTGGTCTTGTGCAAGGCCGGTACTGCGAGTTGAATACGTGGTGGGCGGCAGGTCAATACATTCATCCGTAGCAAAGCGGACGCTCGGCTGTAATGCCTTCGCTACAATGCTATTAGCCTCACGGCGGGGTGCCCACTTGAATTGTGTGATTTGGTATTCGACCTTTGCCTGGAACTGCTTGAAGTACTTAGGCACACGTTCCGGTGTCAGCAAGCGTGCTTGCCCCCATGCGTCAGTCGGCCCGTTAGGTGTCGGCAGGCCACTCATACCCCATACCCACCGCCTTGACCGGATAACCTTCTTAAGTGCCTTCCAGCGCCTAGTACGTGCGTTCCTAAAGGCCGCCAGCTCGTCAATAATAACAAGATCAATGTCGTCTCTATCGAGCAGTTCATCCAGTATTACATTGATGCCATCAGTATTGATGATGTAGAAGTCAGCAGGCTGGGCTAGCTCCTTGAGGCGCTTATCCTTGGTGCCATGCAATACCCTAGCTACCCTATTGGGCATGATTTGAAACAGTTCATACTCCCATGTTCCTGTTAGTACACTGAGAGGGGCTACTATTAGGGCGCTGGTGGCCTCACCATGCTTCATCAGGAAGTCCGCTGCAAACATGGCGGCCCGTGTCTTCCCCGACCCTAAGCCGTTGAGGACATACGCCCGCGGCTGGGTAGACAGCAGCCCGGCTGTTATAGCCTGGTGCCTGTAAGGTACGGTATTGCACCAGTCGTACTGTGTCAGTATGGGGGCCGGCGCTTTGTACCCAAGGTTGCTCAGCAGCTTTACTTCACTGGAACGATGCGGCACTAGGTGATACTTCTTACCAGCCTTACTGAACGCCTTAGCATGGGGTATGGTCGTAGCGATGCGCTGGTCATAGGGCATGACTATGGCCTTGAGTTTATCGCTTATGCGGAATGGCATCATCCTACTGAATTACCCTCACTTGTATCTGGAGCTGCACCATTAGCGTCCTTCATCATTACAATATGACTGAACATTTCAAAGGCTAGTGCTTCGCCCCATTCATATTTTTCGCTAGGTACCCCACGGTTATAATGCGACCACTGTGTACTACCATCAGCACTATATTCAGTATGCCATCCACGCCCTATCAGGTATGCGCTTACATCATTTGGGCATTCAGCACGATCTATAATAAGCGTCGTTGTTATATCCATTATGCCTTTCTCCTGTTATTACCTGCTTTAGCAAAACTACACATAGCTATCCATGCCTTGACCTCATCCATTTTATTATGAAATTTTGCGTTATCACATGCGGGTATAATCCACGAACCTGTTAAGAATGCTGTTGTAGTAGGTCGGTTAGGTTTGAACCCTACATTACCACCCGGCATATATTTAAACACCAGCTTGTAGTGGTCAACCATGGACTCAATATAAAATAAGTCAAACGTATCAAACGCATGGCTACCATACCTGCTCACAGTTTTCTTCAAGCTGTTATGTATAAGCAGCCCTAGTTCATCTGCTGTTAGTCTTTCGGCTCTACCCATTTCAGTCTCTCCTTTGTTAGCCATGTATCCAGTGCATCAATCCCAGCCTGGCTATCAATTACCATTACCATTCCACGTGCATCTACTATCTGTCTTATTGTTAGGAGCTGTCGCTCGGTAGGCTTCCTGCCCGTAGTCTTGGTCTCTATGGCCATGTACTTACCGCGCCAGCATATATGATAGTCAAGTGACGGCGTACCCATGCCATGTTGTACCGGCATGATGTAATGGGCACCGTGTTTCTTAAGTACCGCGCTGACTTTACGTTTGACCGTAGGTTCCTTCATCTTCTTGGTCACCTAGTATGTTTACCATGGAGTTAATTTCAGCTACTAATGTACTGTACTCAACTCCGTTAACGTACTGCCCACCTGTTACGGTGTGGTAGGCTTCCAGCTTTCTCCTACACTGATATAAAAGCGCCACTACCGCTTGGTTCCTCGCTGTCCTTGAGTCTGTCATTGTTCACCCCTTTGGCTGATACTATTAAGGCTATACGTGCAAGCCTTTCATCCGTTAACAAGTTCGCAACCTGCATTACAATACTGT